TAAGAGTGCGCTTATGCCGCTTAATAATAGCACCAAGAGACATACTAATGCCAGCGGCAGTAGCTTCACCATTGACTTGTCCCGCAATGCCAGCGGAATCCACGGCTCCAGTTGCTTGTTGCACCATCTGTTGAAGGCTAGCGGCTTGTGCAAAAGTGATTTGCCCCACTTGCCCAAAGTTGAAAGGTTGAAGTATTTCACGGGGATCTCCATTAGTTAGTATCATCTTGCCGGGACGTACTTCTGGTCTAGCGCCTCTAGGTAATCTAGTTGCGTCAATCGCCAGCATAGGATGAATAGTAAGTGACAAGGCATCAATACGTGCCCTAAGTTCTGTATCTAGCGCCTTCTGGCTGTTGTAACCCTTCTCGCACACTCCACGTCCCCAGAAGCGTCCGGGCACTACGTCCCAAGGAAACGCCACCACGGGCCTGTCGTTCATCATGTAAGGGTTAGCTTCTGCCTTCAAGAGCGTACCGCCGTTAGCGATAACTACGATAGCCTCAACGTACTTTGATTCGTCTTCTACGTCTACGTCTTCAGCCTCTAGCAACTCACGAGGCACAAGACCGTAGTACTTGGTTAGTCGTACCTTGTCATCGTTGTAGATTGTGAGGTCTTGGTCAGGCTCTAGGTCTGCGTCAGGAGCCGCTGATTCAATCAGTGCCTCTCTGTACACGCCTTGCTCCTGTAGTAGCTCTACGCTGTGCTTAGACACAAACTCGTCCACAGCGACACCCATAGCGTCCTCAACAGACGTAGCTACAGGATCAATCAGGAAGTTCTGAGGCAACACAGGCTTCAGCTTAACTACAACCCTGTCGGTAATGTTGACGCCTACAGCAGTCAACTGTCCGTCCATGATCGGCTGTGTAGCTGGAGCCATCTCCTTGATTTCTTCCAGCGTGATCTCACCGATGCCTGTGCCAAACACAGCGGCATTAATGAGACACTCAGCGACAGCCTTACGGATCTTACAGGCTTCAAAGTCTTCTGTCAGTTTCTTTCTGAGGTACAGGATGTCCTGCTTGTCTTGGTCGTTAGTATCGTCTTCTATATCGAACCACTTACCTCTGCCAAACGTGGCTTCTTCTAGCTCCGCTACGTTAGACTCTACAGCTTGCTGAAGCGCAGGAGAGATAATTCTAGAACGTTCCGATGCTCTTTCGGAGTCAACAGGGTCCCATTGACCTCGCCATAGCCTATAGTATTCTTCAAATTTTTGTTCGTAGTTTGACTCATAGTGATCTCTCCAGTTTTCACACTTGGTCATCACCCACTCTTCCAGAGACTCCTCTATCATTAGAGGATCTGGGCTGTAAATATCTTCTGCCATCTTAGGTTCCTTAAAGTACAGCAACGCAGTACCCTAGTGTAAAAAACACTACAGTACTGATTGCGTATATTCCGTAGGTATTGAAGGGTCTGAAAACTTTCACTGTTAGTATCCTGCTACTACGTCTAGTATCTCGTGGTCGTCAATCTCAAAGTCGTAACTGTACGCAACTTTAGCTAGCTGGTCTATGTACGCCAGAGCGTCAATCAAGTCATCGTGTGTTAGTGCGTCAGGAAACTGAAAGAGTTGGTCCAAGAACCTACTGTTCCACTCGCCTTTGCTCAAAGTTACAAATCCGTTTTCAAAGCGCCCCTGTAGCGCCCACATAACCCTGTCGGTCTTCTTCTTGTTACCGTGGGTTAACTCTTCTACCCTGAAGAACTGCCCGTAGCGCTTCATCAGGTCCATCAGGGGAGACATTACAGCTTGCTTTGCAATCCCTCGTTCAATACCAACGCTAACGGGTCTGTAGTCTCTAACGGCCTGAAATATCTTGGTGGCAGTCTCGTTAAGCTCCCACCGCCCATGTATAATGTTATCAACGTACCAGCCATCAGTACCAACTTTAACAACAGCGATTGCGGTTTCATCAAGTTTAGTGTTCTTCGTCCGTTTCTTGTTTACGTCCTCAAAGCCAGCCAAGTCAACAGCGATGTAGTAGTCTCCGTCTTCTGGCTCTTCTCCGAACTTGATCCAATCTTCTTTGAACATCTCTGAGCCTCTGGCTTCAAACGAGGCCATGAACTCTTGTCTAAAGGCGTAACTCGACATTGATTTCTTCGCCATGTCGATTTCAGCGGCGTCCAAGATTGGGTTGTCGTAGCTGGTGAAATGCCAGCCCCTGTAAGTCTCATCGTCACCTAGCTCTGCGTACTTGTACAGTTCGTAAAAGTGGTTCCTGCCCATAGGCGTACCTATGAACAACGCTGATCCCTTCTGGTCAGCGAGTGCTGGACGGAGAATCTGTTCCCATACGTCAGGCTTCATGTCTGCGTACTCGTCCATCACGAGAAACTTCAAGGACACACCACGCATTGTCTCTGGCCTGTCGGCTCCCTTGAGACTAATCGTGGCCCCGTTGACCAGCCTGATCTGGAGGTTGTTGATGTGAGATCCAGATATAACAGGGTGTCCTAGCTCCATTAGGGTCTGCCACATGATGTCACGGGCTTGTCCCTGTGTGGGCGCAACGTAAAAAACGTGTCCTTTGTCGGACTGTAGGGCGTTGATAATCAACATCCAAGCGGCTAGGCGGGACTTCCCTGTCCGACGCCCAGCGGCTACTACTTTGAACCTAGTAGGGTCAGAGTATACCTCTTGTTGCCAAGGCAACAGTTGTACGTTGAGGTCGGTCAAACGTTAGTCTTCCCACCTATCGTCGTTCTCGTCGTACTTACCGTCGTTGTTAGTGTCACAAGCTCGTTGCCACGAGATCATGTCAAACGTCAGACCCTCGCTCCACGGAATGTACGCTTTGCACCATGCGTGTGAGCCTACAGTAAAGTCATCAGTCTCTTGAGGCACGTAGTCACGCTTGGTCCAAGGCTCTTGAGCGTAGAAGTGAGTGTCTTTGTTCTTCATTATCTTTTGCTTAAACAACGTCACGTTAGGAGTAGTGATGTAGATTTGTTGATTTTTGTCCAACGTGTACGTAGACCCGTCGTCAAAGTTGATTACAGTTTGACTGAGGGCAAAGGGCGAGAACAAGAGTAAAAAGGCGAGGATGTGTTTCATGTATCAGTTTCTCCTAGTAAGTTTAACGATGTTAAGGCTTCTCTAAAGTCCTTAGATCCACCAAAGTGGTAGAACACTTGTGGTATAGAACGTTTGCCTGTCATAGTTTCTACTAAGTCCCAACCAGCTTGACCGGGAGGCATCTGTACGTACTTGTAGTCCATGTTGAGTTCTTTGAGTGTCTTTTTTACTTGCCTACACGCAGGACACCAATCAGCACCCAGAAAAGTAATCACGGTTACGCTCCGTTAAAGTTTACGAGAGATGCCGGGGCTGGCAACAGATCAAAGGTTACAACTACTTCTAAATTTCCTGCGCTGGTTGCTTGGCACTTTACTGCTTCACCTTGGTGCAAGACAAACATAGGACCACCACCGTTACCTAGTGTTTGTCTACCACCACCAGCTACGTTAGTTCCGTCAAAGATGTACGCTTGTGGTGTTCCAGATACGTCCCAGTACAAGTCAATGCTGTTTGTAGCACCGCCGTGGTTGGCTATAAACACGTAGTTTACAACAGCGTGAAACCCGTCAGGAATAGTAAACATTGTAGTTAACGTAGTGTTTGTTAGAGTCTTGTGTTTAGTGTATAACATCAGTAAACCCAAATCACCGGAGCAGAGCCCCGTGTGTCTACGTGGATAAAGTCACTAGCGACACCGATACCAGTAAAACCCATTGCCAGAGCTTCTCTTATTATCGTGTACCGTTGAGCAGAGTTAGTTATTTTTATGTCTGCCGCTATTCCTTGCGAATGGGTTCCCGGTACATCTTTCTTTGCTTCTATCGGGTGCTGGACGGATCTAAAGCCGCTAGTGATAACAAAAGGAAAACCACACCGATCCCGTAGTTCATCTACCATTTCCATGAACTCAGGTTCCATGTTGTTTTCACCTGTGTGTTGACAGTTAAATTCAGCTACTGTGAAGTATCTCAACTTGTTTTGGTCCTCAAGTACTCAAAGAAGAGGGTCGATTGGCCTTCAGCCTCGTCAATCAACGAGTTCGCCTTCGATTGTACTACTCTCTGGATAGCTAGAATCAACTGTTGCGCCTCCAACCCCAGTGATATTAATCTGGATCGCACTTCTCCCTCCATCTTTGGTGACCTCCTTCTCAAATGCACCTACAGGTAGTATTCTGTCCATCACCAGCTTCCATGCGGCGGCTTGGTTCTTGTGGTCGTGGTCCAGTGCGGCCTCAAATATCGTCTCTAGTACCTTGACTGACTTAGGACTCGCTAGCATACGAGCTTTGTACTCGTTAATTATAGCGGCGTCACCCTTTGGACGCCCACGGACCCCTCTGCCGCCCTTAGATTTAGCTGATATTTCTTTCTTTTTTGGTCTACCTCTAGACCTTTTACGTAGATTAATCTCTTTTCTAGCCTCTGCTTGGGCTTCTAGGGTGTTTTCTTGAGGTTCTAGGGTGTCATCTCCCGACATTCTCCTGTTTCCTTGTGTTTAACGCTAGTTCGCATGAGTCCCCTACCTAGGTTGTGACATATGAGGGGATCTATACGAACTGTTTAGTAGTAAACTAAGCCCCGCATCTGTGTAACTAAGTACAACCTAGTATATACTGTATATTATACCATATTTTTACTCAAAAGTCAAGCATTATTTATAGTAAATAAGTCACAAGTTATACTTAGGGACACTACATTTACACTTGTGGCCCCGGCCTGAGTAAATCACGAGGTAAATCAGGAGGTTGTACACGAGTTAAAACCACTCTTTTTTACCTATTTTTTAGCTAAATTCACTCTTTTGGGTGCATAGGTGGGTACAACTATAATTAACACAGGTCAACCCCCTCCCCCCGTGTCAAAACTCAGGGCACCCCATGATACCACAGGACCGACACGATTGCAAGCATAAACATTGGTATTATTCACAAGGCACTAGGGGTTGACACGAGGCGCAGACTGTGGTAGTCACGAGGGGCCAAGGACTACCATAGATGGCACGGGTTGTCAAGCGTTTTATCACTGGTAATATTCACAAATGATTGTGGGTTGACAAGTGTGTGA